CGCCCACTACCAAGCCATCCGAGTTGCCATGCAAGGCGTCTTCCATGAACTCGGGCTCGCCGCTTGACCGATCCACAATCTTTTTGTCGGGCCTCGCCCCGAAGCGCCTAACGAATATGGAATTCGGGGGAATTTATAGCCTCGATGATGTCGTCGGCGCCGCGCGCAATTAGATGGAATTCTTCGTTATAAAGGGTGATCATGTAGGTTATCCACGATCCAATGTCGGAACGAGGTTCTGCGACGCTCGGTGGAGCGCAACGATAATCCTCGCGGACCGGAAAGACCTCGAAGCTGTCCTCATGCAGCACCGCCATCATGCAGTCGGGCGCGATCCGGACTTCGACTGCTGCGGCGCTGCGCTCGAGCGCAGTACTTAAAGGGGGAGTGGTATACTGTCTCGACGAGGTGGTGCCCTATTGGATCTCGCCGGTATCGAGAAGACCGAGTTCAACGACAAGCATTCGCATCGCATTCGAGAAGTCATTGCGCAGCAGTTTTCATCAGGTCGATCCGCTGTCGTGCCCGGAAGAGGATCCTCTCGCCTGCCTTGATATCGCCGGATACTGTCCACAGGCGAAAAGCCACGTCGAGCGGATCGATGCGTAGGGTGCTCCAGAATGTCAGTTCTCCGAATTGATGTTGCAGCGAATGGCAGCTGCTGCAGAGCGGCACGGAATAGCGATCTGACGGCTTCATCCCTGCCGCGCTGTCAGATCCGGACCGTACATGCGCGGCCTCCGAGGGAGCTGCCGTACCGCAGGCGACACAGGCAAGCTGTCGGATAAAGGCTAAGTGCTGGGCGCGCCTGCGACGGTCAGGTTTGGGCTTGGGACGCGCCACCCGGCGGGGAATGCGGGGCGTCATCATCGGTTTTAAACCGCGAAAAAGCTGTGCTGGCTGGCTGTTAACATCTATTTCATGGCGCCATTTCCAAGCTTGCGCGCAAAGCTGCCTTCAGCGCTAATCTGCTTGGCGGCATCGGCAGTTCATGCGTCGCGCGGATCTTTTCCATGACGCTCTCGATAAAGAAATTGAAGATCTGCAGTTCTCGGTCGAGGGTTCTGATGAACTTCTCATCGGGCTCAACCCGCATCACAAGTTTTGGCAGCACGTCATGCCAGCAAACGATGTCAACCCAGCTTCGCTGGGAGATGTACAGCTGACCCTGCAACTGAGGCCGGAAGCGTTCGTCGACTACTCCCGAAATCCAATATCCGACCTGGGTATGCGGCAGAGGCGCCTTGATTTCCAATAAGCCGTCATCGCCGACGAGGCGATCGGGGCTGCATCCCACCGTGTGTCCGTCGTCGGTGATGAAGCCGACCCTCTGAGTGGTTACGTCTTGATCGAATTCATACCAGTCGGCCGCCTCGGCCTCGACGATCAAGCCGCGCTCCATTGCCGGCGAATTATAAAACTCGAGCTTTTGCTGCAGGATCCGCTCGGCGATCAGGACGCAGGCGTATTCACGCCACTGCTTCGATGGCTTGCCCTGGGGTGTGATGATCTTGTGGAAGTTGGAGCTCGTTGGGATGCCAATCTTGAGGCGGTCATATTCCTCCGAGTATTGCGCCACCTCATGAAGGACTGGCATGGTTGGCCTCCGCCTTGGCGATCTGCTCCTCTAGAGTGGTAATCGCCTTGCGATAATCCCGGGAAGCAATGGTCGCGACCGCGGCTTCGAGAGAACCGGCTTCCTCGATGCTCTGCGCCCGCATGTATTTCAGAAACTTCGGTCCGACTTTTGCCCTTTTGATCAAATCGAGAAGCGTGTCGGTCTGGCCCTCGTCGATTGTGCCTCCGTTTCCGTCGTCATCCTCGCCGACGACCACGATGTTGAAGATATTGCAGGCGATATAGCGTCGCAGGTAGGAATTGGTGCTTCCCACACCCTGCACAGTCGACTTGCCGCCCGAGGTGTCCAGCGGGGCGGGCATGAATGAATCTTCGAAATATCCGCTCGCCAGGTGCTTCAGGCGGCCGCGGATCAGGATCCAGCCGTGCTCCCGCGGCTCGTCGGAATAGGAGAGGTCCATCTCCTCCTCAGCCAAGAGCGGACGCAGATGTTTGTCGATCTCCTCCAGCGGGGCGTATTTGAAGGCTTCGTAGGTGCCTTTCTGCGGTTTTCCCTTCTCGATTTCGTAGAGAGCGGGCCTGTTCTTCACGAACTTGATGCCGGCGAGCTTTTTCAGGATCCGGCCCTTGGCTGCATTATAGGCGAGCTCGGCCTCTTTTGCCTTCAGTCGCTCATAAATTGCCATCACGCGATCGAGCTTTTCGACATCGGCTTGGGGGTCCAGCGCCACCCGTTCAATCAATCCCAAAACCGTCGAGGAGCTATCGACTGATGGCGCGCCAACTATCCGGGCAATCTGCTCTTCGCTCTGCTCGGTCGCCGCTGCGAGGCCAACCCGGCTCCTCATCAGAATTCCTCCCCGTCCGGTTCGGACTCAGCACGCTCTACTGTCGCAACCGCGCTTCGGCTCATTTTGATGGCTCGCTTCGTCGCCTCGGCAAGGTTAGAGGGCTCGGGGAGGCACGGGCCGCGGCTCTTCATTTACAAATCCCGCAATGTCGCGAGCTACCTCATCGCCATGACCCTTCTGCTGCAGGAGAACCGCATACGTCGCGCCGGCGAAAAAGCAATCCCGCATAATTGGCAGGATCACTTCGCTTAGAGTAAGTTTGACGACGCACTTGTCGAGAACGTTCAACCATGCCTCGTTCAACGACGAAATGGTACCACTGGTTTGCAGCCTGGAGGGATCACCAGGTGGGGACTTATTTACTTTACCCTCCTCACGCATACTCATTTCGTCGTTCCCACTATGGATATTTCGAGCAACATTATTCATGTGATCCTATGTGAGGTCAATCAAAAATCGGTATAGTTTGAAAAAATTCAGTTCTTCAGGGATGCCCTACCTTGAATCCTGCTCGCCCGATCTTGTGTCGGAAGCTCAACCATAATTCAGTTCGTGGATATGGCGTATGCTATGAGCGCGATCGTCGCCGTTCAGGGAGCTATGGACTTAATTTTCTCTTGTCTCACTCGGTAAGCCGGACCAGCGGTTGCCAGTATCTCTCGGTCGAACATTTGATATGCCGAAGAACGCATGCCGCGTCGCGACGAGTGCCGGATCGGTTCGCGCTATTCCGCGCCCTTGTGCGCGGCGCATGTTGGTAAAGCCCGCTCCAATGGGGTCGGCGTCCGCGAGTCGGAGCGCCGCGCCCCAAAGGCGATAGATAAATCGTAGACCTTGTCTGAAGCCTGTCTCGCCGTCCCGGTCTTTGGCGTGCCCTGCCCGAAAACTCTCACCAGTAGGTCGGCAGGCAGGAGTAGGCATTCCCGGGAGAGGTTAAGAACCGATGAGCCGTTCGATCGTGTACCAAAGTGAACTCAATTTTTTTCTTGACAATTGAACAAAAATAGTCTATGATATGGTGCTTTTTTTATCGATTGGACACAGTAGGATGATTACCGTTAGGTTTGCACGAGGTCATAACCGCGCGATACTGATCTAGATTGTGGGGCGAAATTTTTAGGGCCCCGTGTACGACCCATTTTGCTCTTTTTAATTGTGGCCGGAGGCGGCAGCACGCCAATTCAGACGCGTGAAGCCGCCAGAAAGCCGGCGACTGCGATAGGACTATCATGAATAAGCTCAAACTCACCAAGGAGAGGCGAGGTCGCTTTTTGGAGGCGCTTGCCAACACTGGCAGTGTGACAGCCGCAATCGCTGTCGCCAACACCAGCCGGACTCGTGTTTACGAGCTCCGGAAGGCAGACCCGGCGTTCGCGAGCGCCTGGCAGGAAGCCGAGGAAATAGCCACCGACCGGCTTGAAGACGAGGCCCGTCGGCGCGCCGTCGAAGGGATCGCAGAACCGCTTGTCAGTGCCGGTAAGCTCGTTCGCGACAGTGACGGTCAACCCATCCTGGTCCGGCGCTACTCGGATAACTTGCTCTTGGCGCTGCTCAAAGCGCATCGGCCGCCGCGCCGTGAAAGGTCGGTGCGCTTCCAACTGCCGGCACTTCGATCCGCTGCTGATGCCGCCAGTGCAATGGCAGCGCTCACCGCCGAGGTGGGCGCCGGGGAGGTGACGCCGGGCGAAGCAGCCGAGTTGTCGAAGCTGGTGGAGGCTTACATCAAGTCGCTCGAGGCAGGAGAATTCGATCAGCGGCTTCGGGCAGTTGAGGCAAGAATCGATGCGCAGAGATCTTGAGCGTCGGCTTCGGGCCGTCGAGGTTGCGGGGTCGGGTAGAATTGAAATCTGGGTCCGTCAAGACGATGGCCTAGTCCGGAGTCCCGGCGGCGCGCAGATGACGTTCGAGGAGGCCGAGGCACTATGGGGTGCTGCCGACACAATCCCAGTCTTGTTCAGCGAAGGGGACTTAGACCTTTGATGCGGAGGGACCTTGAACGCCGGCTCGCCCACGCGGAAACAATGGCGCCCGAGATATCTTGGGGCGATCGGCAAGCAGCGGACCGCCGGCGGTTGCTACGCGCGCGCGTCGCATTGCACCAGCTCTTCCGGGAGCGCCTTCGAGTAATAGGGGTCGACCCTGCCCTTGCAGAGAGTCTCCGACTCGGCGATGAAGCGGCGGCTGAACTGGCGGCGATCCCGGATACACCCGAGCTGGAACGCGCTGACGAAGCGATCCTCCGCGCCAAATGCAGCAACAGCGACGACGGGGCACACCACGTCAGAGAAAAAATTGCGCGGATGGCGGAGCTATACCGTAGCGGTCAGCACCGGATAGATTTTGCGAACGCGAGTGTCTTCGAGCTACTGGCTTTTTGCGTTGCCGGTGAGATTGAGGACCGGAATAAAATGTCGGGGTCGGCCGACGAGACCAGCGACGGGGCGGACCCGGATGCTGCGATCCGGTGTGCCCCAAACCTGACTGTTTGCCCATCGCGCGCATAGGCATGTCCCGCGTGTCCCGCTTGCTTCCCCTGGCGGCTCTTGCCTTAGTCCCTTACGAACTGACTCGTGACATAAGTTGCGAAGAATCTGGTGGCTGTCGAGGTTGGTCGGTGCGATTATCGGAGTGCTGAGAACCGCTGAACCCATTGGGTTCTTGTCCTTCGAACCCGCGTCTGCGGGAACAAATTGGGCGGATGTGAATCGGCGG